TATTGGGATTTGATCGCGGCGACCGCACCTTCCTTTTAAATAGTTAGAATGGTTCTGCGATATTTGGTAAAAATAATGGTGGTCAAATTATAATTGATCCTTCTATTGATAAAGCTATGATTTATAGCGGTAATTTTTGGAAAGAATATAATAATGAGACAGGATTACCAAATGGATATGAATACAGAAGTTTTCCTTCTGATAAAGATAAAGAGAAAGAAGATTTTAATCCAAATGATCCAAAATATTTTAAACCAAATGGTAGTAATGCAAATCAACAAGGTTTATTAATTGATTTAACTACTCCAGAAATATATTTTGGTAGTGGAAATTTTTATGTTAACTCAGAAGGCCATATTCATGCATCTGGTGGAGGAGATATCGGTGGATGGGTGATTGATGAGCATAGTTTGCATAGTAATATTAAGGAGAGCGAAGGTAGAATCACTCTTGATGCAGGAGAATATAATAAGGAAGAAAATAAAGTAACTGGTCCTGGGAAAATTTATTCTCATAATCATACAAAATTAGATACCGCGAGTAATGGTTTTTATTTATCCCATGATGGATTATCTATTGGTTCTAAGTTTAAAGTAGATATCAGTAAAGATGATGGAGGAGAATTACGATTAGGTCTTGGTGCTGTTGACAACGGGACTAATTTTCATTGGGTTATTAATGGGAAAAATTCTGATGATGTTCCGACTTATAATGGACAAGGTAAAGCTTTATTAAATTAGGATGGATCTTCAAAAACTACTACTCGAAGTAGATCTTTTATCTCTTATGGGAAAGATACATATTTTATTCCTGCGGGGAATGAGCACAATTCTTCAGTATATATTGGAACAGATGGAATTTCTTTAGGTAATAATTTTTCAGTTGACAATGCTGGTAATTTAATTTCTAAAACTGGATATATTGGCGGTTGGGAAATTGCAAATAATAAATTAGTCGCAGGTAATATTGAACTTAATAGTGATGGTTCGATGAATGGCGGCGAAGAAGGTAATAAATGGTCAATTGGAACAAATGGTTCAGCAACTTTTAATAATATTACAGCAAATGAATCAGGTTCTATTGGTGGTTGGGAAATTATTGCTAAAGGCACTGTTATAAACAAAACAACTAAAGAAAAAGCTGAAAATGCTCAATTAAAAGCAGGTAGTCTTACATTAAATAGTAATGGTAGTATAACTGGTCCAAATTGGTCAATTGATAATGAAGGAAAAGCTACTTTTAATAGATTAAATGGTGTTGTTCCTCAAAATATGAATATTACAGTAAAAGGAACAGGATCAATATCTGGAAGTGGTATGACTATGCATGGAGGTGGTGGAGGAGGCTCGTCTTCTATTAACCCAGGTGCTGTAACTGCTTATGGTTCTTCAGGAGTTGATACTGAAGGCTCTCTTGGAAATACATTATTTAAAGCATATAAAGCAAAATTTGATGATTTATATGCTAAAAATGCGACAATTGATAATTTGTATGTTAAAAAAGGAGAATTTAATAAAATATCTGCAAGAATTTCAACTTTTGATAAACTTACAGTCATGAATGGCCATATGGCCTGGGCAGGACATACTTTTGAATTAGGTGGCTCCTCTTTTTGGTATGTTTAGGTTAATGGTAAAAGATATAAATTACAAGGTCCTAATATTTGGTCCACTGGAGGATAAAAATAAAATATGGAAGAAAATAATAATAATAATAATAATAATATAAATTTAAAAAGTGAAATATTTAAAAATAATTTATATTCATTAATTAATAGTAGCAATTTGCCCATTTCAAATGTTTATTTTATTTTTAAATTAACTATGCAAGAATTAGAAGATCTTTATTATAAAACTTTAAATGATGAAAAAAAAGAGATAATAGCTCATAATGAAAATAAAAAAATAGAAGAAGATAATAAAACAGAAGATTAATTTATTTGACAAATTAAAAAATTTTTGATATAATATAGCCAAGAGCAAAGGAGATGAGACTATGAGAATTTTATCATTGGATTTATCCACGAAAAGCTCTGGTTTTGCACTTGGTTAGAATGGGTCTCTTGAGACTCACGGATGCATAACTGCGAGCTCAAGAGATGTAATTAAACGTATTATAAAGATGCGGGATTAGCTATCTAAAATAATTAAAAATAATAAGATAGATAAAATAGTAATGTAGTAGGTTCGTCCCTAGTATAATTCCCATACTAATAAAGTTTTAATGTGGCTACAAGCTATTATAGTAGTTGCGGCATATGAAATAAATCCAAAAATAGAATATTAGTTTATTGGTGCAAGTACATGGCGGGCAGCCCTTAAAATCAAACAGGGACGAGGGGTAAAAAGAGAATAGCTCAAACCGCAAGATATTTAGTATGTTTAGAATAAATATAATATAAAAGTAAATGATGATGAAGCAGATGCAATATGTATTTTTGATGCTTATCATTAGAAATTTAATAATGAAATTAATTGGTAGTAAAATTAACCAGCTTTCTTATAGAAAGCTGGTTTTTTTGCTTTTGAGGATAGTTGGACAAATGTTATTAATTTGTTTTAAATACTTTTAATATATAGATGTAAGAGAAAAATAAGTTATTTTCTTACATTTCGCGAAATTAAAATTTAATATCAGAGATCTCTAAAAAGGAGAAAAAAATGGCAAATTACACTAATACAAATTCTAATTTAGGCATGCAACCTATGCCAACTGTGATGAGCCAACAGCAGCAAACTCCATTGCAATTCCCATACGGGAACAATAACATGTTATTGAGTAACTCTCCATATGATAATTATATGGGGCGAGTAAATGGTTCTCAAAATTTGTTATCTAATCAATTTTTAAAATGCAGACCAGTCGCTTCTAAAGAAGAGGCTAGTGCATATCAAATTGATTTAGACGGTTCTCTTTGGGTCTTTACTGATGTTGGGAATGGAAAAATTTATACTAAACAAGTAAATAATGATGGAACTGCATCTTTTAAAACATATGTTTTAACAAAAGATGAAAAACCGCATGATCAAAATGATTATGTTACAAAAGAAGAATTTAATAAAGTAATTCAAGGATTAATTGCGGCATTGCCACCTTCTGAAAAACAGAAAATGGCAGATGGACAAATACAAAATAATACAAATGGTTATCAACAAAATGAAACATTAATGAATTTTGGGTAAGGAGAAATAAAACATGAATGTTAATCCAATGCAATTAATTCAAATGATTAAAGGCGGTCAGAATCCTCAACAACTTATAATGAATATTCTACAACAGCAGAGCAGGAATAACCCTGTTTTAAATAATGCAATGAATATGCTACAAAATAAGAATACATCTGGATTATAGATGCTGGCTCGAAATCTTGCCGCACAACGCGGGATAGATTTTGATAAAGAGTTTACAAATTTAAAGAATCAGTTACAATAAAATGTAATTTAACGTCATCTTTGGAAAGTAAGAGGTAAAATTATATGTTTAATAATAATGGCTATTCTTTAGCGGACATCGCCGCAGCAACTGGTAATGACAACAATGGTGGATTTGGTTTCAATGGCGATGGCGCCTGGATTCTTATTTTATTTATTCTCATCCTTGCAGGCGGATGGGGTGGTTATGGTTTTGGTGGCAACGGCGGCGGCTATGGTGTGACAGCTGATGTTCAAAGAGGATTTGATCAGAGCGCTGTTATTGGCGGCTTAAGTGGAATTGCTAGTGCTATCAATACTGGTTTCTCCAATGCAGAGGTTTCTCGTTGTAATTCGCAAGCAAATATTCTTCAAACCTTGAATAATAACCAAGCGAATTTATCAACTCAGTTAAATACTATTGCGATGAATCAGCAAAATTGTTGCTGTGAAAATCGCGCAGGATTAGCTGATCTGAAATATACAGTAGCGACTGAGGCTTGTGCAGATAGAGCAACAGTTACTGATGCTCTCAGAGATGTAATTGCTTCTAATACAGCTAATACTCAAGCCATTCTTGATAAGCTTTGTCAGCAAGAGATTGACACTCTTAAGGCTCAGAATCAAGAGCTTCAGATGCAGAGCTACCTTGCTAGTCTTGCGGCTTCGCAGAATGCTCAGACGGGTCAAATTCTGAATGATAATGCCGCGCAGACAACTGCTTTACTTAGAGCTTTAAATCCGGCTCCGATCCCCGCATATGTTGTTCCTAATCCTGTTGGATGCAATTGCGGATGGTATAGCGGATGCGGATGCAATAATAACGGATTTTATAATTAATAAGGAGGTTGCTTATGGCTAGTTATGTAACAACCGCCGATTCATTGGTGGCATTAAATGGTACTATTCCTTTTAATAGTGTTTCTATTCCATGCAACAAGGGGAACGTTGTTCCTCTTGTCCCTGGGATTCTTAACTTAAATGGCAATACTTCTAATCGTTTTGCAAGATATGACGTTACTCTTCAGGCTAATATTCAAATTCCTGAAGGTGGGGCAGTTACTCCTATTGCTATAGGAATTACACTTAATGGTGTGGTAATTCCAGAAAGTGTTGCTATTGTGACACCAGCCGCAGCAGAAGATTATTGGCATGTTAATACCACAGCTTCTGTGACGGTGCCTTGCGGATGCTGTTTAACTGTGTCAGGCGCATATGTAGATGGAACAGAAGATGATCCAGCTACAACGCCAACTCCATCTATTTTAGTAAGGCGTGAAGCTTCATTAACAGTGACAAGGACAGCATGAGGAGGAAAAAGATATGGCAACAGAAGCTTTAAAAGCAATGAAAGAACAGCTGATGAGCTGTGTTCAAGGGCAGCTTGGAGATATTTCAAAAGTAGATGCTCATGAACTTGGCGAAGCGGTTGATATGATTAAGGATTTAGCAGAGGCTATTTATTATTGTACTATCACCGATTCAATGGAAAAGGCTGATGAAAATAAAAATCAAGGTGAGACAAATATAAATTATTATACAACTCCTAATTATAATTATGGAATGAAGATGCAGTCTCCTTATCCTGATTATAGAGACATGGAGCGGACAGGCGGTTATATGTATTATCCTACCAGCGGTAATGGAGGAAATTCAAACGGAGGCTCTAACGGAGGAAACTCTAATGCCAATTCAGGTAGAATAAATTATTATACTGAAATGCCTGGTGTTATGGGGCGTGATCCTCGTGAAGGCAGATCTCCGATGCGCCGCCGCATGTATATGGAAGGTAAAGAAATGCATAATGATCCTAACTCTCAATTAAGAGAATTAGAATCATATTTACAAGAGCTTTCTAGCGATATTACCGAAATGATTAAGGATGCGTCTCCCGAAGAAAGAACAACGTTACGTCAAAAAATGACTGCGCTGGCTAATAAAATTTCTTAATGTTTTTAATAAATAATACATATTGGAAATTAGCATTTGTTTCCCCAGATTATCCTCTTTTACGGAGGATATCTGGGGAATATTCTATAGGTGCATGTGATAATTTAACAAGAACTATTTATATAAATGAGACGCTAACTGGAAAGTTATTAAAAAAAGTTCTTTGTCACGAAATCACACATGCCGCGATGTTTTCTTATAATGTTTAGCTTACTCTTGAACAAGAGTAGTTAATAGCAGATTTAATCTCCACATATGGAGAAGAAATTGTTTATATAACAAATAAAATTTTTACTAAATTAGAAAATATTGATTAATAAAAATGAAAATATTAGAGATTAATCTATCTCTTTAAATATATAAAAATAATAAAGGAAGGAGATAGTGCAAATATGAATAAATTAGCTGCCATAAGAATTGTTTATGAAGATGGCACATATTCTGATCCTATACCAATTACGGCATTAATGGAAAATATTCAATGGAGTGAGTCTAAGTCATTATTAGATGTTCTTGGAGAAGATTTAAATGATGATGGAGAAAGTGTCAAAGATAAATTTGATCGATTAAAATCTCTTGTAAATAATATAATAACTTTTATAGATAATATTCCTGAATGGACAAAACAATCTGAAAAACCTACTTATACAGCTTAGGAAGTAGGGGCGTTGCCTGTAAGCTCAATTGACGAGACATTAAAAATATAGGGGGCAGCCGCCGATGCTAAAACAACAGGAGATGAAATTAATTCTTTAAAAAATGGTATAAATAATATTGGTACTTTATCTAATTTAAAGACTGAATATAAAGATGATTTAGTTGGTGCAATTAATGAAATTAGTGCTATTTCAGCTATTGATGAGGCTGAAAGCGCTAGGCAAGCCGCGGCAGAGGCAGTTTCTGCGGCGACAGAAATAACCAACAGATTAAATGAAATTTAGCCTACTTTAGATGAGGTACAAGAAGTTATAAGTTCAATTTCTTCTCAAACAAAAGCTAGTAAAGATGTTTTTGGTATAGTAAAGATTGGAGATAATTTAAATATTTAGGATGGGGTTTTATCTGCAAACCCGCCTGGAAGTAATATTGATATTGATTCAGTTATTAATTCTACTTCAACTAACCCTGTGCAGAATAAAATTATTAATGCGGCATTAGAAAATAAAGTTAATAAAGATGGCAATAAAGTATTGTCAACTAATGATTATACTACTGCTGAAAAAGATAAATTAAATTCTTTAAAAAATTATAGTGAAATTACAGGACAGCAGATAGCCAGTGGAACAGACACTACAGCAGGTGTTATATCGCCAAGTATATTATCAGATGCTATTGATAGTAAAATTACTAGTGCAATAACTGGATTAGTAGCTCCTGGGGCGGCTGTATTTCAAACTACTGTTAGTTCAAATGATACTATTGTAAATGCAAATTATAAAAAAGGATATTATTGGGTGGTTGCCGCAGAAGGAACTTATATTGGACAATCATGCGAGGCTGGCGATATGATATTTTGTATAAATGATAAAAATACTGCTTATAATGTAAATGATTTTACTATTGTTCAAAATAATATTGTGGCTATTTCTAATGCAGATATAGACTCAATTGCAATATAAAGAGGTTAAAAATGGGATATTTAAATAATGTAGGTCTTGAACATTTTTGGAGCAAGATTAAAAATTATGTACAAACTTATGTTAATTCACATATGCCGCCAGCTGGAATAGTTTCACATGTAGGAATGATTATTGAATCAACTACCTTGGATACAATGCAAAAAGTTATTAATGTTTATGGCGGAACTAGTTGGATTCAACATACGGGATATTTTTTACGAGGCGCATCTAGCGGCGTTTCAGCAAACAGCACTAATACAGATGGTGGTGAAGATAGTGTTACATTAACTGCCGCACAGTCTGGTCTGCCGAGTCACGTGCATTGTGCTAATGATGATACGAACCAGCTGTTTCAGTTAAGACCGAATGATCAGACAACCGCTGATACTGGCGGAAATTTAAGTGGCGATGGGTACCTTTTCCCTAGGTCGAAAATCACTGGATGGGGAGCACCGCGTAACACTGGTCATAATGAGACTCAAGACGCGTCAGAAGCGCATAATAATATACCACGATATAAAAATGTTTATATATGGGAACGTGTAGTATAATATATGATAAGGAGAAAATATTATGTCTGAATATATAAAAACTGAATGGAATACTGGTGATGTAATCACTGCTGAAAAATTAAATCATATTGAAGATGGAATTGCTAATAATTCCAAAATATATGTCACTGCGGAACCTGGAACGAACAAAATTGCTAAAGATCTGACAGAGGATGATCTTCTGAATATGGTTATTAACTTTCCTGACGGAATCTTTCCCGTTTGCTCGGTCATGTACGCTTACACACATGAACAGGATAGCAGCGTTCGCATCCCGGACTTATTTAATATAACGGTCGCTGGTCCTTGGACGGGTATAACGTACAAACCTTCTACTGGCGATCTCATAGTGAATAGCGATTAATCAAATCACAAAATTTCCCGAGGTGGAAAATTTTTAATTATGTAACAAAAGGAAATAAAAGGAGAATTTTTTATGGCTACAAAAGATAAATTATATGCTATAAAAGTAAAAGAAAATGGTACAAATACATATTCTGAAGAAATTCCTATCCATGCATTAGCAGATAATGTTGAATGGAATAATAATGACTTTAATTTAAGTATTAAAGAAATTTTAGGAAATGTAGAAACAACAGGCATGAAAGATGCCAATGATAATATTAATGATAAAATGACAATACAAGGTCAAATAAATCTTCTCAAAAATAATAAATTAGATAGAGACATTTTAGATGATTATGTTGAAACTAAATTAAGAAAAAAAGTAGATGAATGGTTAGATCAAGAATTAGAACCAAGTACAATATTAAAAACAGATAATTTAGTAAGTAAGGTTAACCAATCAATTAGAAGTAATCAAAATTAGACGATTATTGATGGAAAATTTTATCCAGTTATGAAAGATAGTATGGGGCAGTTAAGTGTAAGTGTCCCTTGGGTAGATACTGACACCCTTCCAGATTTTCAAAATGTTTGGAGCGGGACATGTTCAACTGAAGCAAATACCGCAATTAAAGAAATTACTTTAGACCACCCAGATAATTTTAATGGAATACAAGAAGGAACTATTATTGCGGTTTATTTTGAAAAAGGTAATACTGCGTAGTCTCCAAAATTAAAAATTAATGAAGAACAAGGTTTCATTTATTATGCAAATGCAGACACGATTAGAAAAATGGATGGAACATTAGAAGCCGCATGGTATACTTTTACACCTGGTTTAAAATTCTTTGTTGGTTATAGAGTAGGCGATTAGTTAGCTTGGTTATTAACCACTATTGATTATTCTTTAATTTCATATATTAATAGTCAGTCAATGACAGATGATTCACCAGAATTAAAGGGTAATCCTACTTTACAGAATACTCCAGATGGAAGAAATTTAAAAAGTATTGTAAATGTTGATTTTGTAGAAAAAAATACTTTAAAAGTAACTGATTTACAATCTAATAATAATCAAGAAGTTACCGCTCAATCCTTACCTGATACATTACAGGATAATAGACAATATCCTATAATTAAAGATAGAAATGGTATATTAAGTGTTAATGTTCCTTGGAAGGGCAGCTCTGATAGTAATAATATTTGGACTGGTTCTTGCACTACTGAAGCAGAAACTGCTGTAAAATAGATTAATAATTTACCTTCTGATGATTTTTCCATTAAAAATGGAACGATTCTTATTGTTTACTTTAATAATGGAAATTCTACAATACAGCAACCGCAATTAAGAATAAACAATAATGTTTATGATATTTTATATCCAACTAGTGCAACATAGGTTGAGCGCGTATTAACAGATACTCCTAGCGTAATTAGAAATTGGGGAATTGGTTTAAAAATATTTGTATATAATGAAAATAAAAATGGTTGGATATTACTGCCTGATATGTTTTCTATTTTTTCTTTATCAAAAGGAAAAGCTAATGCTAATGATGCTAAACTTACAGGTACTCCTACCGCGCCCACTCCAACGAACGGAGATAATTCAACAAAGATAGCAACAACAGAATTTGTCCAAAGTGCAATAAATTCTACTTTATCAACGAATGAAAATAATATTGCTAAAGAATTTGATACTAATACAACTTATTTAGCGGGAGATTATGTTCGATATAACGGGCAACTTTATAAGTTTATTACTTCTCATACTTCTGGGGATTTTAATAGAAATTAGGTCATTTTAGTTTCCATTACTGATAATTTACAAAAAGTTGAATAGACACTTGATAATATTTTAGTGGAAGGCACTGAGTCTACGACTTGTGAAAATACAGGGGTTTTACAAAATTTTAATAATAGCAATTTTAGTAAAATAACAACTAGTTCTAATTTAATAACTTTCAGAAATAATCTTAGTGAAAATTATGATCCTGCTAGAATTGTTTATTATACAAATAATAATAACATTGGAAATTGGTTAATTGGTTTTAAATATAAAATAGATACAAATCCAGATATTAGACCTAATAGAGATTATTATCCTTGGTTTACAACTTTAACCTCATCAGGACAAGAATCAAAATCTCTTTCAGTTATTGAAAATGAATGGATGGAAATAACTGAGTATATTCCTAATACTAGATTATCTTCTATAGATTTACATATTAGTAAAAATGAAAATGTAAGTTATGCAGATAATTCTACTTTAGAACTTTCAGTTAAAGATTTTTATATTTATAATTTAAGTGAATAGGTTGGAAATAATATCCGTTTTAGAAATTATATCGGATAGGAACAACAGAGAAATTATCAAAGTGGTACAGTAACATATCATTCACCAAACCCATATCTTGATACTACACTTTCTCAAGAGGGAAAAGTCCCCGATTCTAAAACTGTCGGTAATACCATAACTAATATGCTTCAATTTGCTTATCCAACAACAATTGAATGGTCTATGGGGCAAGCTTCAAAAGATTATCAAGAAGGATAGATTGTTATTAGTGAAGGAGTTGTATATAAAGTAAATGCTCCTATTGCTAAAGGTACTAATATGGGAGAGAAAATTACGCCAGTTACAATTACAGATGCGGCTAACTATGTTATTACTTCATATGTTGGTATGATTATTCATTCTACAACTCTTGATACCGAATCTGCTGTTAAAAAAGTTTATGGCGGAGACCATTGGATTCAGCATATTGGATATTTCTTACTTGGTTCTAATCGAGTAACAGGTACTGGTGTTGAGGGTAAGCATGCTGATGGCGGTGCGGAAAGTGTTACATTAACAGCGGCACAATCTGGCCTGCCAGCACACGATCATCCAACAAGACCGCCTGGAGAGCCAGAAATGGCAGTGGTTCTTAGACCGACCGGCGATAATTCTACCGCAGAGGAAGGCGGCAGCATATCTGGTGAGAATAATTACTACCCACGTTCCAAGAAAGCCGGTTGGGGCGCTTCGACTAGAATAGGAGCTTGCACAGCACAGGACGCGGCTGAAGCACACAACAACATGCCGCCATATAAAATGGTTTATATTTGGGAACGAGTATCATGATTATAATAAGAAAGGAAATAAATTATGTCTGAATATATAAAAACTAAATGGAATACTGGTGATGTTATCACTGCGGATAAATTAAATCATATTGAAGACGGAATTGCTAATGCTGGTGGCGGGAGCAAAGCTATATTTCTTGTAAACGAGGTAAATGAAACACAGACTGAGGGAAGATGGGTTGGTACTACAATAGCTCCAAATCTTACGTTAGAAGAACTCGCTAGTTATCTTTGGTATTTCCAGGAGGGTGATAGTTGGGTGTTGGCTCAGATTCTTATTCCGCAATCGCAAACAACCGAAGGAAAAATCATAGTTCAGGTCGCTATGCCACCTGCTCCTGGCGGATCGACTGGTTCTCTGGTCGCGATACCTTACGACATAGCAACCGGAGAAATAGTGACAGAGTGGTCTGATTGAGAATTAAACTCCAAATTTCCCTGAGCGGAAAATTTGGAATAATATTAAAAATGATTTAATTTAAAAGATAAAAAGGAGACTTTATAAAATGAATAAATTAACAAATATTCGTATTATAGATCAAAACGGATCTCCTTCCGAAAAATATCCAGTATCCACAGTTGCAGAGTAGGTCCTTCTTTCAGAAGGATCTACTAAAACAATTGTAGATACTTTTAATGAAATATAGAATTCATTAGATTCACTAACAAATGATAAAATTAATAAAAGTGATTTTAATGATGAAAAAATATAGTTACAAAATGCAATAAATACGAAATTAAATATTGATGATTTTAATAATTCATCATTAAAAACAACTGATTTACAAGATGCGGCAACCACCGCTACGTATGAGTCAGTAACCGCTACTAATATGGAAAACCGCCAATACCCTATTGTAAAGGATAAAAATGGTAAATTATCTGTGAATGTTCCATGGATTGATACTAATAGTGATTTAAGTGGTAATAGCAAATTAGGCCAAGGATATGGAACGTGTTCAACATCTGCATCGTTGGCAGAAAAAATAGTTACATTATCTGAATATTCAAAAATCAATGGTGGTATTGTTTCTGTTTATTTTTCTAATAAAATAACTGGAGATGCATCATTAAATATTAATAATACTGGTGCAAGTCAAATTCGTTATCAAAATAAAATACTTGAAAATGGAGTTATTTTAGCTAAGGATACTGTGACCTTTATTTATGATGAAGGTAATGATTATTTTAGAATAATCAGCATAGATAGAGATAATAATGATAATACTATGTATCCGTCTATGTCTGAAGAACAATCAAATAATTTAGTTTCTGATACGCCTTATGTAATATCTCCTAAAATTTTAAATACTAAAATTAACAAAACAGTTGATGCTAAAAAAATATCCGTAACAGGTGATGGATTAGTTACTTTTAGTATTAATTAAAATTTCAAGAAAGGAGGATGATTATTCAAAATGGCAGAATATAAAATGCATCATTTTACTATAAAAGATAGTAATAATACTTGGGAAATAGTAGATGAAGCAGGAAGAAGTAATGTTGCTAAATAGTTTGATATAAATACTTTATATCATATAGGTGATTATTGTAGATATAATGGAGCATTATATCGTTTTACCGCAGAGCATCCATATAGATCTTGGAGTGCTTTAGATGTTGAAGAAGTAGCCTTAGCAGATTAGTTAAGTAATATAAAAGATGATATTAAAGAAACCGCAGTTAATGAAATTCAATCATAGATTGGTTAGATAACTTCTGATTGGTTAAATGAAAATTTAAAATTTGCGACTGGAGTAGTTGATGCAAGTTTAAGTTTAAATAATGTGGCGGCGGATTCCGCAACCGTAGGAGCCAGACTTGAAGCTTTAGACTCGCAAGTTGGTTATAATACAGAAAATATTTCTAATTTACAAGAACAAACTGGTTTATTAGATATTGCATTAGGCGGAAAAGTTGATAATGGTTATGTAGAAGATGGTGTCGCTTATTTTACAAGCAATGGTGAAACACTTTTTTCCATTACTGGTATAGGCGGCGGAGGTCAAGGAGGTGGCGGTTCCTCAGGAAATAATGCTGTTATTACCGCCACAAATACGACAGGATGGATATCAAAAACAATTAGTTATGGTTACGCATGTAACTTGTCCTTTAATTGGACATCGCTTGAAGATGATCAACCAACAGGATCTGGTTCTATGACGATTACAGTCAATGGCACCGCCAAGGCAATTAGAACTGTCCAACAGGGAGATATAACAGTTAATATTACTAATTATCTCTCTACTGGTCAAAATATCGTTAAAATTAAAGTTACTGATATTTATGATAATAGTAAAACACTTAGTTTTAGTATTACAATGGTAGCATTAACTTTAACATCTTCATTTAATACTGAATCACCTTTCACTGGGCCTATTACATTTTCATATGTACCAACAGGTAATGTAGAAAAAATAGTTCATTTTATTGTAGATGGAACTGAAATAGGCACTCAAACTACGAGTGTATCAGGTAGACAACAAACATTTACAATACCCGCACAAACTCATGGATCGCATACTCTTAGAGTATATTATGAAGCGACAATTGCTGAACAAACAGTATTATCAAATGAATTATTTTATGATATAATATGTATAGAAGAAGGAAATAATACTCCTATTATTTCTTCTGTATATAATCAAGATGTAGTCACACAGTATACTGCTATTGCTATTCCATATTATGTTTATAATCCTACAGAATTAACTGCTGAAATTATTTTAAAAGCAAATGGCAATATAGTATCGACTCTTACTGTTGATAGAACACAACATATTTGGACATATCGTGCTATTGAAATGGGTGAGTTAACATTGACTATTCAATGCGATAATACAACAAAAACATTTGTTATAGACGTTATTGAAAGTGATATTTCTGCAAAAGCAGAAACAGAAAATCTTGCTCTACATCTTACTTCTCTTGGTAGAAGCAATAATGAAGCAGATCCATCTATTTGGAAGTATAATGATATTGCCGCGACTTTAAGCAATTTCAATTATGCTTCTGATGGTTGGGTATTAGATGATGAAAATAATACTGTTTTAAGAGTTACGGGTAAGGCTGAAGTAGAAATACCTTATCAAATATTTGCTGAAGATTTTAAATCAACTGGAAAAACTATTGAGTTTTAGTTTACTACAAGAGATGTTAGAGACTATGATTCAATTATTGTAGAATGTTGGAGCAATAATCGTGGTATAAAAATAACGCCGCAAAAAATGACTATTAAATCAGAACAGACTGAACTTTTTGCACAATATAAAGAAAATTAGCATGTTCGAGTTTCTTTTGTTATTAGTAAAATTTCAGATTATAGGCTTATTTTTTGCTATATAAATGGGATTATTTCTGCAGTGGCTCAATATCCTTCAGTAGATGACTTCCAGCAATCTAATCCCGCTAATATTCATATAGGATCTTAGGATTGTACAACAGATATTTATAATATAAGAATTTATGATAATGCTTTAACATTATATCAAATGCTTGATAACTGGATTGCAGATACTCAAAATGTAGATATGATGTTAGCTAGATATAGAAGAAATAATATTTTTAATGAATATAATTCTATTGTTATTGACAAACTTCCAAGTGATTTACCTTATATGATTATTGACGCGGAGCAGCTCCCTCAATTCAAGGGTGATAAAAAGACAGTTAGTGGTAGATATGTTAATCCTCTTGATTCTTCTAAGTCTTTTACTTTTACTGGTTGTCAAATTAATGTACAGGGTACATCATCTGCGGGATATGTACGAAAAAATTATGATATGCAATTTAAGAAAGGCTTCACGATTGACGATGCTTATTCTGATAATTATGTTTTAGGCCCGAATATTGTACCATTCAATAGGTTTGTTTTAAAGGCGGATGTCGCATCATCTGAAGGAGCTAATAATGTAGAATTAGTTAAATTATATTGCGATCTTTCACCTTTCCAAACTAGGGAACATTAGGCAGACCCGCGTGTTAGAATGGGTATTTATGGTTTTCCTATTGTTTTATTTTGGCATGATACAGTTCATGATGAAGTACAATTTATGGGTAAATATAATTTTAATTTACCTAAGCGTGCTCCAGGACCTTATGGATAT